AGAACTTCGTCCGGGCGCCGGCCTCCGTTGCGGCAGCGGCCAGCGACTTCATCTCCGACGCCGAGGCGCCAGACACGGCGCGGACGTTCGACATCTGCTTGTCGAACTCCATGTAGGACTTCACCGCGGCGCCGATACCGACGGCGATGAGGCCGCCCGCGACGAGGAAGCCCTTGCCGACCCTCTCGACCTGCCTGGAGTGCTCGGCCAGGGACTTCGCGCCGCCCTTGGCGAACTTCTCCGTCTCAGAGCTCGCAGAGCGGACGCTCGAGACGTACTGCCCGATGGAGGCCCGGAGGGTGACTGTCACTGAACGGTCAGCCACGGGCCACCTCCGGGTCTACGTTTGACGACGTATCAGCGCGCCCTTGCTGGCACACTGCGTTGCATGACGAAACTTCTGATAGTCCTCGGTGGCGCCGCGCTCGTCGTGGCCGCCGCGCTCGCGCTGATGCCGATGCGCGCGGCAGGGACCGACTGCGGCGCCGCGTTCGGGCACAACGGCGGCAGCGACTTCGCGTCCGTGCTGCGCACCAACTCGCTCGCGCCGGCCGCACTCTGCGAAGATGCGAGGTCCGGGCGCCGCACGCTCGCGGTCACTCTCGGGCTGCTCGGCGTCGCCCTCGCCGGGTCAGGCGCCGGCATTGACTACCGCGCTGCGGCGCTGCGCCGAGAAGCGCAGAGCGTGCGGTGACTCGCTCTCGCGGTACTCGTCCGCGCGGGCACCGATCGCCGTACACGGGTGGCAGCGCATAGGCAGCGGCGCCACCCACTCACCCTGCAACGCCGGGTCCATCGCCTCGGTCAGCATGTGACCGCACGACGGGCACAGCATCCGCTCATACGCCTCGAGCGCCCGCGCCAGCAGCCAGTCGCGCCGCCCCCACTTCGAGCCGGGACGCTTGCGCCCACGAGCCACCGACAAGGCGATCCCGTGAGCGCGCGCCGCCCTCAGCTCCCCGAGGATGCTCGCGTTCGCAGCACTTCCGAGGCATTGAGCGAGAAAGGGACATCCACCGACATCCCACTGTTCGCAGCGGTCGCCGTGCGGATGATCGTCTGCCCGAAGTAGCCCTCGCCGAGATGCTCGGCCATCTCCGCGAAGTCCTCGCCGGTCATCCCGGCAGGCTCGAGGCACTGGGCCGCGAACATCGCATAGCCGACCTTCTCGTCGTCGTCGGCGTCCTCGCCGAGCGACTCCTTGATCTTGTCGAACTCGCCGGGGTCGAGGCCGCGGAACTTGAAGACGACCTTCGACTCGGCCATCTCCGCGCGCAGTGCCTCGACCTCTTGGGCCAGGGCGACGAGCCGTGCGTCCTCACTGACGGTGCCGCCCGCGAGGCGCTCGTCGAGGACGCCGCCCTTGGTGGCGACGATCTGCGAGTCGAGCTCGCGGATGTCCGCCTCGAGGCCGGCCGCGAGGTACACCTCGACGTACTTGACGACGCGGGTCTTGCCGCGCGCGTACCACTTCCGCAGGTTGAAGCGGGTGGGGTCGGATGCGACCGGGTCCGGCTCGGACGGCTGGAACGCGGCGCCGGGGGCGCTCTTCTGCTTGGGCATGACGGGGTTGCTCCTTCGGCTGGTCGGCTGGTTCGGCTGGTGGGTCGTGCAGAAGGGGCGGGGCGCGGCCAGCCGAAGGTCCACGCCCCGCCCCCGTTCAGGGGCCGGCTTAGGCAGCCGGCGCGACCTCACGCTGCACCGTGCCGGTGACGGCAACGGACGCCTTCGCGCGGGTCATGGTGTTCGCCTCCGGGGGAAGCGGGACCGGGATGCCGACGGCGACCGGGATGACCCACACCTTGTCGGTGACAGCCCACGCCGCGTCGGACGCCTTGCCGAAGCGGGCCACGATGTAGCCGCTCCACCCGTTGAGGACGAGCGCGTAGAGCTTGTTCGTGGCCGAGGTCGGCGTCTGCGGGTCGATCACGAAGTTCAGGTCGTTGACCGTGAACGTGACCTGCCCGTTCTGCTCGAACGCCTGGATCGTGCAGAGGCGCTCGTCCTTGAACTTCTCGTAGCTGTTGTCGATGCCGATGCCGCCCTTGGTGAGCAGGCACTCGGCGGCGACCGACGCCGCCGCGTTGATCTCGGTTGCGATCTTGGGGGCCGTGGGGTCAGCGATCGCCGGGACGAACGAGACCTTCCACGAGCCATCGGATGGGATGCCGGGGGGGACGACGAGCGCCATGTCACTTCTCCTTGGTGTTGGTCACTGGCGCTCCGGCCTTGGTGACGGGGTACTTCGCCGGGAGGTCCCGGCCGAAGCTGTCGACGGCTGGCTTGTCCTTGAGGACCGTGAGCCCAGCGGACTCGGCGTGGACCTCGTTGGTGGTGAACTCGACCCCACTGTCGGGGTCCTTCACGCGAACCTGCTCGGGCATGACACTCCTAGGGTTGGTACTGGAAGAGGAACTGGTCGGTGGCTGCCATGACCAGCAGGCCGGGGACGTCCCGGTCGCGAATGGGGCGGTCGGAGACGACGTGCTCGACCGCGAACGTCGCCCGCCCGACAGTGGGCCGCCAGCCGGCGAGCGCGTCGGCCGCCTTGCGCAACGCCCACCGCACGGAGTCGGCGAGGTTGGATTCGGTCACACCCGCGCTGGCCGGGGCCGAGGCGACCGACGTCACGAACAGGACGGGGGAGCGGCGGTCGATGCCGTCCGCGAGGTTCGACGACGACGAGACGCCGATCGTCGAGGACAGGATCAGGTACTCGGCGGCCGGGTTGTCGGGGGCGCTGTCGGTGTAGACCTTCCGCGCCGCCCCGAAGACCGCCTCGAGCCGCTGCCTGATGGGGGTCAGCTCGTCAGCCAAGGGAGTCACCCGCCACCTTCGCGAGGAACTCCGCGATCGTCGGCGCCTCGGCCTCGACCGCGATCTTCGGGTCGGGCAGGCGCGGACCGGACCTGCTGTTGCCGAAGTAGAGCAGCGCGAGCGAACCGGCACCGCCCTTGACGGGGCCGACCTCGCCGATGATGGCGGTCGCGGTCTCGTGGGTGTCGTAGGTGATCGTCCGAGAGAAGCCGGGGGCGTGCTTGACGCCGGACGCCTCCCGCTGGAGCTGCTGCTTGACGTTCAGCAGCCCCTTCTGCATGACCGCTCGAGCCTCGACAACGGCCTTGCGTGGCGCGGCCTTGAGCGAGTCGGCCAGCTGCTCCACCTCTGAGAAGTCGAAGTCAGCCACTGGTCACCTCCGCGCAAGCGAGTCGTCGGGCGGTCGCGTAGGACTTCTTCGACGTCTCCTGCACCACCTTGAACACGGACGCCAGGAGTGCCGGGTCTGAGGACGGGCCGACAGCCGTGAACGTGACCACGGCGCCAGCAGGGAACGGGCCGGGGGAGGATGCGGGGAGGTCGACGCGCGGGCGCGTGACGGCATATACGGCGTCGCCCGCGACCGCGTCCGTCGGCTGCAGGTCGAGCGTCGTGACGCGGCACTTGCCGGCGTAGAGGACGCCGCCAGTGGCCGGCGTCCACCGGCCGTTAGCGTCGTCCCACACGGGTGCGGCACCGGGGCCGGTGATGACGCACGAGTCGAGCATGTTGGCCTCTGCGGCGGCGCGCCCTTGCACGACCGCAGACGTGGCGCTCACAGTTCCCCGTAAGCGACCATGCGGACAGAGCCGCGCGTCGGGCCGGTGTAGGGCGCAGCGAGCAGCGTGAGCTCGTCATCGGAGACGTAGAGACTCCCCGCGGCGACCGTCGTGTCGCGGGTCCACGAGTAGTCGTCGATCGCCTCCTGGCGCTTCCCGTCAGGGTTGCGCAGCACTCGCAGCACCATCGCGGCAACCACGACGCGGACGAGGTTCTCGTCGAGCGACGATGCGCCTAGGCGGGCGTCGATGCTCGGGTCGCGGGCCATCAGGACCGACCAGGCGTCCGTCAGGAGCGCCGCTGCGGTGGTCTCCTCAGTGGTGGTCAGGGAGCGGCCGAGCCGGTCGCTCAGATCAGACGTGGTGACGGGGTTCGGCATAGCCGACCTCCTCGCCGAGCATCGGGACTGCTTGACCAGTGCGCACCGGCTCCCATGCCGCCTTCACGGCGGCGGCGGGGGCTTCGGACGCGGGTTGCAGGAATGGCTTCGCCCACGTCGAGTAACCGTTCGACTCGGCGCGGTTGCTGCGCGGATCGCGCTGGCGCCGCAGGAGGGCAGCCTTGATGGGGTCCATGTCGACTGCCCTCCCGTGTGGCGTCAAGAGCGGTAGAACTGCTTCCGGCGAGCCGTCGCGGAGGTGAACTCCGCGGCGCCGCGCCGATTGTCGACCGGGACGAAGCTCGCATTGGCGTCGGGCTTCGTCGTGTTCCCGGCCCCGACCGCCGTCTTCACGACATAGGTCGATCCGTTGTAGGTGACGGACTTGCCGACCGCGTAGGCCGTCGAGTCCGCGTAAGCCGTGGCGACACTGCCGTCACTGCCGTTCCGAACCGTGTAGGTGGTCCGGTCCGCCTCGGGAGACCAGCCGGTGAACCCGTTGGTCGCCGCGCTGCCGGCCGACTCGGAAGCCGAGCCGGGCACCACAGTGGGCGTGCCCATCAGAGACCCGCCGACGCCTCGCGGGCCTTTGCCGCGGCCTTGTCGTCCGTCTCCGGGGTGGGCTTGCCGGACGTCACGCCGCCGAGGGTGTAGTTCTCCAGGGGCGTCGGGTCGACCCGGACACCCTCGAAGCCCTGGGCCTGCGCCTCGTCGACCTTGGCCTGCACCTCGTCGGCGCCGCCATCCTTCTTCGCAGCCATGACTGCTCCTTTCGGTGGTAGCCCAGCGCCGCCCGAGAAGTCGGGCGGCGCTGGATCACTGGGGTTGGTCAGGCGGCCTGCTTGATCACGCTGAACGGGTAGCGGGTGCTCGCGTTCGCGTTGTCGTAGTTCAGCGTGTTCGCCGTCTGGAACGCGCAACGGAACACGACGCGGAGCGCGATCATGTCCTGCTGCGGCAGGTTGTACTGGATGACGCCCGCGTTGTCCTGGATGACACCCTCGGTGATGACCTTGTAGGTGATGTCCTGACGGATGCCGAGGATCGCCTGCGACCAGTCGCCGACGATGGCCTCCGCGGCGCCGACACCCGAGGCGGGCCACAGGCCGCGCATCGGGTACTTGACCTGCTCGCCGAAGACGGAGTTGGGGTTGACCTCGGCGAGGAGCTGGCCGTTGGCGTCGCGGGTGTTGCGGAGCAGGCCCTTGTAGGACGTGTTCGCGACGACGCCGTTGACGGCGAAGCCGTCACCCTCGACCTGTGCGAAGGCGTCGGAGAAGTAGCCAGCCATGCCAGCCTTGTCCGTGCGGGGCGTGCCCACCGAGCGGTTCACGACGTTGCCGGCCGTGGTCGCGTCGGTGACGAGCGCGCCAGCCCAGGAGGCGGGCTTGTTGGTGCCGAAGATGACCGCCGCGTCGAGCGAGCGGGCGATGGCGTCCACGAGGAGCGGCTTGATGTTGCCCCACACGTCGAAGCCGGCGTCGTCGAAGACGGCCTCCGGGATCGGGACGATGGTCGCGAGCTCCTCGACGTTGAGGTACTTGTTCGACCAGTCGACCTGCGTGGTCTGCTTCAGGCCCGTGTCGCCGTTGACGAAGTAGGCCGTCGGCAGCGCGGAGAGCACCGGCATCCGGGTCTGGTTCGTCGCCATCCGCACCTGGCGGAACATCTGGAGGGCAGCCGAGTCGTTCGACAGGCCGCCGAGGATGTCGTTGGAGACGTTCTCCGGGATGAGCGCCTGCGCGCTGGTCCGACTGATCAGGTTGTTGTAAGGCATGGTTGCTGACCTCCTAGGTCACTGAGTTGTGCAGCGAGGCCAGCCATGCCGGACTGGTGCTGCGGGTTTCACGCCCGGCCGGCGGCCTGACGTAGAAGGGAGTTCATGTCGGCGCCCTTGGGGG